ACACCGCCTGCAGTTCCCTCAGCAAATAACTGCCCCATGGTACTATCACTGATAATCTGATTTCCTGAGGCAATCTGACCGACACCTGCTGCTGCATCATTTGCGCGATTTTGATTTGCGGTCGGACCGATATTAGTTCTTTCTTGAATATTATATGAAGATTTTTCTTGCACATTAACATAGAAAGTCACATAATGTAACCCTTCGAAATTATTTGTACCAAGATTAATTGGGTATCGAAGGTCAGTGCTTGCAAACGCATTCTTAGCCAGAATTGCTAGTGGACCCTTTGCTTCGTTTGGATCTAGATTTCTTGAAACACTATTCAGCGTAAGTGGTGTTGACATTAAGTTCTTCCGAGGGGTCTAAATAAATCTATGGCTTATTCAGGTAGATACAGTCCGAAAAATACCAATAAATATTTAGGTGATCCGACAAACATCTGGTATAGATCGCTGTGGGAACGCCGAGTCATGGTGCACTTAGATGCCAACCCAAGTGTAATTGAGTGGTCTAACGAAGAGATTATAATACCTTATTTATCCCCAGTTGATAATCGTTGGCATCGCTATTTCCCCGACTTTTTTGTTCGCGTTCGAAATAAACTGGGTATGTTAGAGGGAATGATATTAGAGGTTAAGCCGAAAAGTCAGGCGAAGCCTCCAGAAAAAAAGAGTAAAATTACTCGAAGATATATTAATGAGGTGATGACTTGGGGTGTGAATGAGGCAAAATGGAAGGCTGCATCTGAATATTGTAAGACTCGTCAATGGAAGTTTCAAATCATAACTGAGGATGATCTCGGAATCTAATGCCATCACTATTTGACAAATTAAGTCGAGAAATGACTGCGGCTGGCATTGCGCCAAGAAGCGCAGAGGCAAGATCATGGCTCGGTGGTAAACTCGCTAAACTTCGTATGCCTGCCGATCGCTCGAACATTTTAAACGATGCAAAGCGCATCTCACCTAAAGCATTTGTCGGTCGTATGTACACCTATCAATATGACCCTAAATTTAAAGACACTCTGCCTGTCTGGGACAAATTCCCGCTCGTTATTCCAATTGAGATGTATGCAGACGGTTTCTTAGGATTAAACCTACATTATCTCGACCCATATTCTCGTCTCATTCTTCTTGATCGATTAAGCGATTTTATCAACAATGATAAATATGACGACACAACCAAGTTTCGTTTATCTTATGATTTATTGAATAAGTCGAGACGGTATAAACTTATACAGGATTGTCTGAAGAGATATCTACTTACTCATATCGTTTCTTCGATGATATACATCGAACCAAGTAATTGGGAAACGGCAATTTTTCTACCGACACAAAAGATGGTATATAGAAAGTAATGGCATTTAATGTAAATCAATTTATCGCACACTTCGACTCACATGCTGGGTTTTCGAAGTCATCAAAGTTCGATGTCCTAATCAATGTGCCATCTGTTTTAATGAGTATGGCAACATCTGAACAACTATCGCTGCAGTGTGAAGCAGCGGAGTTGCCTGGTTACACTTTAAACACTATTGAAAACAAAATCTTCGGAGCACCGACTCCACTTGCAGGCACTCCTTCGTTTGGGGATGTTTCTTTTACCTTTATCTGTGCTGGCGATCTTTGGGAAAAGAAGTTTTTTGATGGGTGGTTGAATTATATTATCCCAAAACAAACTTATCTTGTAAACTACAAAATGAATTATGTAACGGATATTGTAATTCGTCAATATAGCGAATTTATGCCAATGAATCCTCAAGACAATTTGCGAGAGGAGTCAATAGGAAACGCGACTAACGGAATTCCTCCAGAACTTGTAAGTCAAACTCAATCCCTCGATGATCCAACGGCACGCAAGCCACATGTGAGTTATGCGTGCACGCTTCTCAATGCATTTCCAGTCACTGTTAATTCATTAAATCTAAACTGGGGTGCAGATGAAATTCATCGACTAACCGTTGCATTTAAATTCGATCGTTGGTTGCCACTACAAACAAATTCACTGAGTGATGTTTCGCCAGTTCAATCTCCGCCAAATCTGGGCGATAATCAGCGCACATCACAGTCACAAGGTTCATTGATTAACACGCCCGTAGGACCAATAAGAACACGACCTGCAAATGGTGCTGTTGATTCATTGTTGAAATCTCAACCAGTTACTGGTGGTGGTGGTAGATTTGCTGGCGGTGGCGCGAGTGGTCGTTGGTAATTATTAACATGGAGTAAATTATGGCATTACCGAAAATTAGTTATCCTACATTTGATGTGCATTTGACATCGTTGAATAAAAAGGTAAAGTTTCGACCGTTTCTAGTGAAAGAAGAAAAGTTATTGTTAATGGCAAAGGAAGCAGAAGATCTGTCTTCATTGCTTGATACAGTGAAGCAAATTATCAATAACTGCTGCCTCGATGAGAAGGTAGATATTGAGAATTTACCGCTGTTCGATTTGGAGATGATCTTTATTCATCTTCGACTTCGTTCAGTAGGAGAAACATTAGAACTTACATACAAATGCGAGAATGTTGTTGAAGAAGAGCGATGTGGCAACAGTATGGCATTTGAGGTAGATTTAAACAAAGTAGAAGTTATAGTACCAATAGATCATACAAATAAAATTATGATCTCTGAAGAGATTGGAATGATGCTCAAATATCCTTCAATCAGTATTTCATCTTCGATTGCATCTAGAGTTGACACTTTAGAAAACATTTTAGATCTAATTTATGAACATTTAGATTATGTGTTTGATGACAGTTCAAAGTATGAAGCTGGGTCTGTAACAAAAGAAGAGTTTTATGACTTTTTGGGTTCTTTAAGTCTTGATCAACTTGAAGGATTTAAATCATTCTTTTCAACTCTACCTTATGTGCAGACATCAAAAGAAGTTACATGCAGCAAGTGCTCCTTTAACCATACAATCGTTGTAAAAGGAATCGACGATTTTTTCGGTTAATGTTTGGTTATGACAATTTAGCGAATTATTTTAATTGTAACTTTGGTTTGATTCAGCACCATAAGTATGCATTGAGCGACATTGAGAATATGTTGCCGTGGGAGCGTCAGACCTATGTAAACATGCTTATGAACTGGTTGAAGGAAGAAAAGGAAAGAATTAAGTTGCAACAACAGCAACAGAAATCTGAGATTGCAAAAGTTACAAGAACTAGAAGAAAACGATGAAGATAAAAACTACAGGTGCTAAAAGTTTAACTGGTCTTAAAGAGAAGAACCGTAAGCGTCGAAGCACTCGAGTGAAAGGTTCAGAAGAGGAAGTTCAAAACTTACTCGAGATGCAGCGTGAGGCTGTCCAGCAGAAAATGGGCGAAGCAGGTGGTGGGGTCATAAAGAAAACCATCGGTGGAGTTAAGGGTCTCCAAGAAGCCTACAATCTTCAAGAAGAATATAAAGTTGCCAAGTCTGGCGTTCAGTCTCGTTATGGTAAATTTGCAAAGGCATTTGGCTTTGCTGATGAGAAGCAAGCAGCGATGATTGATAAACTTTTCGGCAAGAAAGTTCCAGAAGAAGAACTTAAAAAGATGCGCGAGAAGTATAAGATTAAAGATGAAAAAGAAGAGAATGGTGAAGAAAAGAAAGAGAAGGCTACAAAAGGATTAAAGAAACAATCTGAAAAATCTAAACTTCGCGATGATCAGATAACGAAGATCTATGAGTTGTCTGAAAAAATTCATGAGATGGTTGGCGGCATTAAATCATCAGTTGATGGTATTGCAAACAAACTTCGCGCCAGCCCAGCAAAGGCAGCACCAAAGTCTAAAAAAGAAATGCGTAAACTTGAGAAGAAGGCAGGTCTCAAGTATTCAAAAGAAGCCAGTCGATATCGAGATGAGAAAACTGGTAAGTTTGTAGGCGCAGAAACTGCGCGTCAAAAAATGAATATCGCCCCAACTGCTCCAACTGCCACTGCAAGCAAGGCTACGGCTGTGGCAACTGCTCCCGCTGCAGGAGCGGCTGGCGCAGCAATGGCACCAACGGCAACAGCATCTCCGTCTGTTGATGCAGATCTAAAGAGTCAAACATTAGAAGAAACTGAACCAGTAGAAAAGAAAGACGATAGTGGTAAAAAATTAGATAAACTTTCGAAAGATGTTAAAAAGGCTAATGAAGGAATTGAAGAAATTCTTGATATTTTCTCACTTAAGAGTTTCTATAAACTTATTGGTGGTGCAATTGGATTTGCAGTTCCTTTGTTAAAGAAAGCGATTGAGTTCATTTGGGACATTGGCAGTAAGGGCGTTAAATGGATAGCCGATCTTGCAATGAGTGTTTGGGAGAAGATTCGCGATTTCTTGACTGATGTTAAATTAGATATTCCTGAAATAATGGGTCCTGTTGAGATTGATCTTCCAGGTCTTGACCCATTCACACTCGGACCAATTGGTGGATTTACTTTTGAACCATTTAAGTTTTTGAAGAAGCCAATTGAAGGTCCAGATAAAGTAACACCACAAGCAGAAAAATCAGAAAACGAAAAGAGAGCAGAGCAACAACCTGCTGCTAGACAGCAAAGGTCCCAAGCTGCAGCAGGAGTTGCTGGAGCTAGCACAGGCGGTAGCGGCACAGGTGGCACAGGTGGCACAGGTGGTACGGGTGGCACAGGTGGCACAGCAAGTGGTGGTGGGCAGTACGATCAATACCAAAATGCGGTCGTACAAAGTGGCGGTGGTGGCGGTGGTGCTCCACCAGCAACTCCTGCAGGATCAAATATGCCAGGTGGTGCACCTCCAGCCGCAGGTGGAAGTGGCGCAGCAGGTGGTAGTGTGATTGGTATTGTTAAGGGTGCTATGGCTGAATATGGACTTAAGAATCCATATACTCAAGCAGCGCTGCTCGCAAACATTGAAAAAGAATCTGGATTCAAACCAAAATCTGAAAATCTAAACTATACATCTATTGAAAGAATCAGAACAGTATTCACTCGACTTAAAAAGTATTCTGACGAAGAATTACAAGCAAAGGCAGTAAAAAACCCAGAGGGAATGGCTGAACTTGTTTATGGAATGAATGATAGAATTGGTCAAAGCATGGGAAACAATGAGCCTGGAGATGGATGGAAGTATCGCGGTCGTGGATTCATTCAAATTACTGGCAAGAACAATTACGCCAGATATGGAAAAATGATTGGTGTAGATCTGATCGGCAATCCTGATCAAGCAAACGATCCATCAATTGCTGCTAAACTTGCTGCAGCATTCGTTATGACTGGTTTAAGAGGCAAACAAGATTTTCCAGATCAAAAATCAGCCAATCGTGCAGTCACTCAAACAATTGGTGGTGCTGGATTAGGTCTTGATAAAGGTTATGGTGCTGAGATTCTCGCCAAAGTTGACAAGTATTCAACAAAATATACACCTGCAGGTGGCACAGGTCAGCCATCACAAGGCGGTCCAATGTATGCTGCAGCAGGTGGTGTTGCCTCTGGTCCAAAGTCTGGTTATCCAGCAACGCTTCATGGCACTGAAGCCATCGTTCCACTTGATGGTCAGTCAT